CGGACCTGCATTTTAAACGTATGGTCCAACAGGCCACGGTCACCCAGCGCGTTCACATCGAAATTGAACTGACGCATAATGTCAGTACCCACTGCAAAAACCATGTCGTAACGCTGCATAGCACACACCCCCAAAAGAATAAGGGGGCATCAGCCCCCCAGGATTTGCCCGTTGTTGACGATTGAAACCGGCGCGATGCCGATGATGGCCGCACCGGGCGCACCCCCGGCACCACCCGGATAATATCCGGACTGGCCCGGCTCGCCGGGCAGGCCCCAGCCCCCGCCGCTGCCGCCCGCACTGGCGCGGTACTCAGGTACAGACGTGAAATACCAGGTGTCCATGCCCACGGTTTTTGCTGCAGTGCGCGCCCCTTCATACGGTGCCGGGGTGCCATCCGCAGACAATGCCCGATGTCCGCCGTAAGGCGCGCCGCCACCGCCAATGCCCGGACGGCTGTAGATGCCGGTTTTATGCCCGCCTCGTCCGCCGCCACCGCCGCCGCCAGACAGGACCCCCCCGGACTCGATCAACAGGCTCAGATTGGCATGGCGATTGCGCAGCCCCGGTGCGCCCGGACCGCCCGCAATGGCAGTACTGCGATCCAGGCCTGGATAGCGGTCTGGATACGTTTTATCGGTGTCGTCCTCGGTACGGCCCAGCATGCCCCCCGCGCCGCCACGGCCCACCACTGCCCCAGCGATTTGCAGGACCAGTGCCACGCCTGCAGGCCAGATGCCGGTGTCAATCGCCGGAATTCCATGCATCTCGGGGTAGCTCTCATAACTCCAAAATGCGGACAACGGCATCTCTGCCTGCGTTGATGACACCAGCACCCCGGACTGCACGACAAACGTCACCGTCCGCCCGGCAATTGGCGTCCCGTATTCCGACTCATACAGCGCGCGCAGGTTCACGTCCCACATGTCCGCGCCGATCAGGATCGTGGGGTCTCCGGCATCCCCGCTGGTCCAAATGATCTCTTGCGCCCGGATGCGCTGCACGGCCCCGGCTGTGACGATCTGCTGCTCAACCACCTGCATCGGCACGGCGGCCCGCAGGCCACTGGGCTGCAGGATGGCGGCTGTGTCTGGCACAAAAAACGCGCCGGTTTTGGGCGCGTCCAGGCTGTCCAGCTGGGCATCGAGTACGCGCGGCGGATCGCGGTAGCGGTTGAGCAATGCGGCCCCCAGCTGCTGCACCCGTGCCAGTGAACCGGCGCTGAACCACCGGCTGTTGATGACGCGCATTTTTGCACTGCCGTGCTCATGCTCGCCCTCGGACTGCAGGTCTGCAGCCAGATGGCGGCGGCGGTAGTTGCTGGCATCGTCCAGCCGCTTGGTCGGGTTGATCTGGTCGAACCGGATCAGGAACCGTGACTGCCGGTCGGCGGTGGATTCGGTCAGCTGCACGCTGTCCTGCAAAAAATGATCCTCGTCAGACAGCACCGGCAGGCCCTCAGTGGTAATGGCCGTCAGCGCCCGGAACTGGATTTTTTGCAGCGTCTCATCCCACCAGATGTAGCACTGCCCCTGCTCGCACAGCTCGGCAATCAAACTGTTGACGCCCACCGGGTCCGCGATCAGGGCGCTGTACACGCCGTTGAGCTTGTTGTCGCGCTCGGTGTCCCAGTCGCTCAGGCTGATGTAGCTGGCGGGCACCTTGGCATAGTCCACCAGCAGGCTGTAAATCAGCCGCTGCACGGGCTGGTTGCTGAACTGTGCGCACTGCTGCACCAGATCGTCCGTTTTGGCGGCCTCGGCTTTGGTGGCGTACTGGCCACGGGTGACGGTGAAATGATCGCCGCTGCGGGTGTAGGCCATGATCTCCCCGGCAATCCGCAGCCAGCCGGAGGCTGCAAACTCGGCATTGCCGACCCCGGCAGGATAGACGTCAAAAGCGGTGGCGCTGTCGGTCAGATCCGCAGTCAGCCGGGCGGTGCTGACCCGTGGGCACTGTGCCCGGTCATCATCAGCCAGCTTGAGCACGTCTTTGGCAGTCAGCACCACGGTGCCGTTTTTGTCCGGCCCGGCGATCTGCTCCAGCACATAGACGCGGCTCTCCAGTGACCCGGTATCAATCACCCCACCGACCAGATAGCCGGTTTTGACGGTCAGGCGGCGGCCCAGATAGTAGCGGTTACGGGCACGCCACCGCGCCCAGTAGCTGCCCGGCGCATCGATGCCGGTCGGGCGGCTGGCATAGTAGGGATCGTCGCTGGTGTCTGACCACGGGACATCGGTCATGCGCACAGTGACGCTGCCACGCACCCCAAGCCCTTTGCCGGGGGTCAGCACCTGCGGCGCGTACTGGATGCCCAGCACTGCAGGCAGCGCATCAAACCCCACCGGCAGCCCGGCTGCAGGGCGGCAGTAGCGGTGCACCCTGGTGGTGGCCACATAGGCAGATCGCGCCCGGCAGGTGGCCCAGGTGTTGTAGCAGGGTTCTCCAGTGGCCGGGCAGGCCCCAGTGCCAAACGTCAGGCTGCAGGCGTCCATCTCCAGCTCGACAAATTCAATCGGCTGGCGGCCAAATGCGTCAGTCACAGCAGGCACTCCACAGGCAGGCTAAACGACATCCAGCCGCGCTCAATCACCCGTGCTGCGGGGATATCCCCGCGCACTTGGCAATAGACGCAATCCGCCGGATAGGCCACGTCGGCCCAGCTGAAAAAAAACGGGCGCTGTTCAGCATGCAGCAGCACCTGTTCGCCGGTGCTGCGCATCCAGTCCACCGGCACACGCGGCTGCTGGATTTCAGTCACCGCCCCGCGCTGAATCACCGCCCGCCCGGCAAACTGCCCGGCCTCGGTTTTGTTGCTGAGCAGATCAGTCTGGCGTCCGAATCGTGGCGGCACGAATCCGGCAGGCATGCCATACGGCAGACGCACCGCCCGGCCCAGCACCAGCACACCCAGCACCAGCGCAGCGGTGGTATTGAACAGCACGCGCCAGCGGGTGGCTGCCACGCCAGACCACCTCCTCAGCACGCATTGATTGTCGGTCAGGCTGGACAGGATTTGCACGGTCACCCAGCCGGACCCGTCGTGATACTGCACCTGCACCGATGCGCCTGCACTGGCGCAGTTGTGCCGGTACAGGCCCACGCTGTCGATGACCGTCGGCACCGTAAACGTCGATTCAATCCAGCATGCCCCAGCTGCTGCAGGACGCCAGTAGCTGGTGGTGCGGTAGTCCAGGGCGTTCATGGGGTTGCTGCCCGCTGCCGTGGCGCTGCTGCTGATGGTGCCGCGCAGCATCAGGTTTTCCGTCAGCAGGTAGGCGGTCGATGATGGTCCGGCCATGGCGTCCTCAGTATGTGCTAAACGCGACACTGCCGGACAGGCGCTTGCCGTCGCCCAGCGCGTCATTGATCAAATCGACAATCTGCCGCCCAGTGAACAGGGTGTCTGCAGGGACCTGCACGGTGCTGATCGGCTCCGGTTTCGGCTGCTCTGCCACCGGGGTGACCGATGCAATTGGCTGCACGGTCGGGCTGGCTGCAGGACCGCCACCGCTGGGCCCAGCGTCAGACATCACCGCCTTGGCTTGCACAGCGCCAAATGCAATCGCGGCCGCAGCCGCCGCCGCACCCAGCCCAGGGCCGACGATGGGAATACCCGCCAGCGCCTTGTAGGCAGCCATCGCGGCAGATCGGGTGTCTTGTGCGATTTGCCACAGGGCCATGGCCTTGTTGACCTCCTTGGCGGCCTTGGCGGCTTTGCCCTGCCCTTGCGCCATTGTGTTCAGGCTGGACAGGTAGAAGCTGCTGGCAATCTGCCAGTTGCCCCGGCGCTGCTCAGTCTGCTGCTGCTCGACCTGCAATTGCATGGCGGCGGATTCCTGCGCCAGCTGGTTGCGGATGCGGGCGGCCTCCTGTGCGCTGAGGATCTCGGCTTCAAACGCCTGCTGCACCAGCGCCAGTTTTTCGGCATGCTCGGTATTCAGGCGGTCCATCCGGGCCTGAGCCAAAAACGACTCATTGGCATCCGCCTGCCGGGCAGCCTCCAATTTGGCGTCGTTGCTGGACTGGAAAATCAGCTGCTCCAGCAGCCCCTGTTCTGCAATGGCGGTTTTTTGCTGCTGCAGATAGGTCTGGTCATGCACGACCAGCGCCGCGTCGAGCAACGTCCGGCCTTCCAGCACAGTCTGGTAGTATCCAGTCGCGGTGGTCTTGAGCTTGTCGTAGGCGTCCTGAGCCGCTTTGGCGCGGTCATCGTCCGCCTTTTGCAGCTCTTTTTGCAGGGCCTGCATCTCGGATGCAAACTCGCCGCTGTGCCAGGACAGGTCCAGCGCATCAAAACCCTTTGGGCCTTTTTCGGGCCTGTCCTTTTTTTCCGGGCCGGCATTGGCCGCCTGCAGGGATTGCAGCGCTGCTAGACTTGCAGCGGCGGCCTGTTTGGTTTGCTGTGCGCCGTTGGTTGCTGCGTCCCCAGCCGCAGCCCACACCGATTTGATGCGCCCCGCCAGCTCGGTCAACACCCCGGCCATGGTGGTATTGTCCTGCATCAGGATGTCAATCGCGCCACGGATATTGGTTTGTTGGGCCATGCCCACGACCGCGCCCAAAATGCCGATAGTGGTCCGGGCATTTTTCAGCGGCTCCAGACTCGGGGCCATGGTGACCAGCGCCGCCACGGTTTTTCCGACCATTTTGCCGACAAACTCAAACGCACTGCCCACCACGATTGCAACGGTGGCCAGTCCCTTCAGCGTACCCTCCAGCAGCAGGGTGATCGACCGGGCCGCATCGCCCTGCGTGGCCATCTCACGGATTTTTTGCCCCAGGTTGGTCAGGGTGGGCAGCAGTCCGGCCATGATGCTGTTTTTGGCTGCATCGACCACGGCCCCGGTCTGGGCCATCTCTGATTTGAGAAGGCGCACCTGTCCAATGGTCTGGTCAGACAGCACCGCGCCCATTTCAATGGCAGCCTGAGTGTTGGCGCGTAGGGCCTCCCCGCCCTGATTCAGGATCGGAATCAGTTCGGCCCCGGCATCGCCCATCAGCTCTGATGCGATCGCGGATTTGGTTGCCCCATCGGCCATGCCCGCAAACGCGGTGGCAATGTCCTGTAGCGCCACGTCGGCGTTTTTGACCTGCCCGGCAGCATCCACCACGGACACCCCAAGGGCGTCAAAAAACGCCTTGGCGTCCTTGCCCCCGGCGGCAGCATCCAGCAGTTTTTCATTCAGGCCGGACATGGCGTCAGTGATCCGGTCGGTTTCCAGACCGGCTTTTTTGGCCTCCAGCTGCAGCGCGCCCAGCTGCTGTGCAGACACCCCGACCGCTTTGGCCATGTTGTCCAGCTCGACCGCTGCATCAAACTGCGCCCGCGCAAAATCCACGATGGCGTCCACCGTGAACGCCCCAGCCAGAATCCCGGCTAGTGATTTTGCGGCGGTTTTGATGCGGCTGAACGATGACTCGGTGGCATCGGCGGCCCGGCCCATTTCCTGACTGACCTGTGCGCTGTCAGCAGTCAGCAGGATGTCAAGGCGACTGAGGATCTGACTGCTCATTGTGGCGGCTCCGGCGGATCAGGTTAAAACGCTCCCGCCATGCGGCGCTGATTTGCGCATGGTCAGGCGGCGGCTCGGGGTGCCGCGCGTAGGGGATGAAATCATCAGGGATGAACGGCTGGCTGCTGGCGGTGCGGTGCACGTTGGCCAGTGTACTGGCGACCATTGCGGCCCCCAGATCGGCGCGATAGCCGCCCCACGGGTCGATGCGATAGAACGCCAGCCACTCCACCAGCTCGGCAGCAGACAGGGTTTGCTGCAGCTCTGCGACGGTGCGGCCCAGCGCCAGCGCCAGCCGGAACATGAACAGGCGGTCCGGCCGCCTGATCAGTTTTTTTCGGCGTCCTCCACCGCATCTGCCGCCATGCCATTGGCACGGACAGCGGCATCAAACAGCGGTGACACCACGTCAAACGGCAGGGCGCACAGGGCGGCATAATCGCCCGGCCCAAACAGCAGACTGCCGTCCGGGTCACAGGCGGTTTTTTGCACCAGTGCAGCCCGGATGCTGGTCTGGCTGTCCGCATCGCGCAGGATGGCCTCGTACTGCTCACGTTCCAGCACAGTCATCTGCCGCACGAACACGGTGCCGCGCGAGGTTTCCACAGCCACAGGGGCCGGGGCGGCGCTGCTCAGGATCAGGTCGCGCAGGCTCATGGCTCGCTCCCCGCTACTGGCGCACCGTCCACCGCAAGGGTGAACGACAGTCGCACCTTGTCGCCGGTTTTCACCTCGGGCTTGTAGCTGGTGACCACGGCATCAAACTCATCGTAGCTGTCATCAGTCAGCACGACGCGCCAGTGCAGCATCTCGCCGCTGATCAGGGCGGCCTTGATGTCCTCGCGCAGGGCATTGCCTGCCAGCGCCAGACCTTTGAACTCCAGGTCACCGACACTGACCACGCCGGTCGAATCGATGCGTTTAAACGAATCATCCAGTGTGGTGACATCGGCAATAGGCCGGGACAGCTGCAGGGCCGGAACGTCGGTCAGTTCGACAATCGGGGACCAGACGATTGGGCCGACCCCGGTTCGCAGTTCGAGGCGGGTTTTTTGCGACTCGATCAAATTGGGTTTAGTCATACAGGGTAACCTCGCTGCTGATAAAAACGTCCAGCGACACCCGGTGTAGCCCGGTGTCCTGGTCAAAGGTTGCGGTGGCAGTGTCAATCATCGGCGCACCGCTGGCGTTGTTGACGGACATTTTCACGCGCTGGCACAGCTCCTCTGCTGCGCCATAGGTGGCGGCGTAGCAGTCGATCTGTACCCGGCAGCGGCTGTGCCCGGTGTAGCCGTCCAGGCTGTTCACGGGCACGTCGCTGATCATCTGGTGGGTGATGTACGGCAGCGCCTGATCGTCCGACTCACGGCGCGGGGCCACGAACACCCGCCCGCCGCACAGGTGGCGCAGGGCCTCATAGATGCGTTTACTGGCCCGCGCCATCGGCGGCCTCCTGTTGCTGTCTGGCCACCACGCGGTCAATCCGCGCGCGCAGCCGGTCTTTGAATCGGTCCAGCGCAGCCGAGTGGCCCCGGTCAAAGGCCGGGCGCAGGAATGGCCGGGCCGCCATGGTTGGGGTGCCGTTTTCGATCATATGGCCATAGAAACCACGGTTTTTTAGGCTGATGCCCACGGCGGGCACGTCCAGTTTTTTGATGCGCTGGCGGCGTACAGCAGCGCGCAGTGTGCCGGGCTGTACCAGCCGCTTGCTGCTGCCTGCACGGCGGGATTTGGTGTAGCGGTAATACGGGGCCGGGGCCACTGGGGCATGCTGCCGGGCGTCATCCCAGATGGGCTTGGCAGCATCAAACAGCGCCCCATACAGCACTTTACTGGCGGTGGCTTCAGTCAGCTGGGCCAGTTGCTGGTCCAGCTCCTGCAGGCCCTGAATTTCCATGTCCATCTGCATCATGACGGCGGCCTCCGGCTGGAACACAGCAGGACCCGTTTATGATCCGCAGGCACCGGCACGATGCCCTCGATGTTGAACCACTCGCCGCTGTCGATCAGCCGGACCATCTGCGCGCCGTTCACTGGCACGTCATCGCGCAGGTGGATTTTGACCGTCAGGCTGTCCCCGATGGCGCTGCTGGCGACAAACTCGCGGGTGGCGATGGGATCGACGCGGGCCCAGGCACGGGTGACTGGCAGCCACAGCGGCCCCGGCTCGTTCAAATCGTTGCGGGTGGTCTGGTTGCACAGCTCGACCAGCACGGTCAGTTCTGATGCGGTCAGGCTCATGTCACAGCACTCCCAGCCGACGATACGACCACAGCAGCCGCTCAAATGCTGGATTTGGCTTCAGCTCTGCGGCGGTCTGCGCCTCGCGGTTGGCATACAGGTCACCGATCAGCAGCAGCATGGCGGCCATGATCGGGGCCTTCAGTTCAGACCCAGACCAAAACAGCGGATCGTCATCGGCTCGGTCGGTGTAGTCCAGCATGTGCTGTGCGGCAATGTCGATCAGTGTGGTGATGTAGGCGTCATCGTGGCTGTGCAGGACGCGCAGGTGCGCTTTGGCCTGCTCAAGCGTCACCCAGGTCATTTGCGCCTCCCCGCTTGACTGCAAGCGTCCAGTTCTGGTGGTCAAACTCGCCACACTGGGCGTTGTCGCAGTGCCAAAGCGCGCCGCCCTTGGTGACAAAATCCCCAACGGCGTAGGCTGTTCTGGCGTCAAAAACGCCCTTGTACTGCCCTAAAAACGCCTGTTTTGCGGGTGTTTGCGGCGGGTTTTGGTCCGGTTTAGCCGGGTTTTGCGGTGCAAACGGGTCCGGCTGGCTGTCACGGCGGGCCAGGGCAGCCAGGCTGTAATTCTGCTGCTGAATCATCGGCGATTCGCCGCCCTCGACAGGCCCGAGGCCGATCCCGGCGCGCGCTTCGTTGGGGGCGATGATGCCAGCGCCTACCCCGTCACGCAGGAAGGCCATTTGGCTGGTGGAATCCATGCGGATCAGCGATTTCAGGTCAAACTCAACACTCTGGCCACGCTTGAGGTCCAGATGCTGGGTCAGCAGGTTCTCCACCGCTTCGATCAGCGATTGCAGGCAGTCGCTGTAGTAAATCTCGTTCAGGTCGCCGACTTTCTGGCCGGTGGGCAGTGAGCCAAGGCCGATCTTGAAGGGCGGCACGCCGAACGTGCTGCACACAACTTCCCCGCTCATGCGCAGCTGCTCAATCATCTGGGCATCCACGGCGGTGATGGCCATCGGTGAGTAGTTCAGGCCATCGCCCAGCACGGCAGTTTTGCCGACGTTCCCGGCGCTGTAGTTGGCATTCCAGCGGGTCTGGATTTCCAGCGCCTGTTCACGGCTGATCGG